TTACTTTCTTTTCCTGTGTGTAGTCCACAGATTTAAACAGCGGTGTTTCCAGTTTCATATTTGCATATTCTCCAGTTATCTGCTCGTCTGTCTTGTACTGCACAGTATCCAGGTTTCCTTCTTTTGCAAGGGCTTCTGCTACTGTTTTTAAATCCGCAAAATCTGGTACAATTACTGTGGTTTCTCCCAGGCTTGCTCCTGGTAAAATTTCAAATTCTGTATTATCTTTTAATACAATTTTTTCCATAGTTTTTTCCTTTCTTTTAAATTACAATTTTAAGTTACTTTTTGGTAAATGATTGTTTGCCTGTAAAATCCAATTCACAAAACTCCGCTTTAGATGATAAACAAGATGTATTACGTGGAGGGTCTAAAACAAACGGAGAAAATATAGATGGAATCTTTATCAATACCGTTGTTTGGATAAATTCGAAAAGCTCTGGCACCTTGCCAAATAGCGATTATAATCTCCTATTTTGTATAAACAACGGTATAAATACAGTCCAAATTGCTTTTCCATTTTCTGGAAATAATCCAGTAAAATGGAGAATGCATGTAAATGGCGATTGGCAAGCCTGGAGATCTATATAAATTCCCCTGCAATTTCTTAAATCTGTATTGTATGCATTTTCTCACATTCTGCCAGGTACAGGATATGCTTTGGTAAGCCTGATAATCGTCTTTCTACCATAGCCGTTTTCGTTAGGGATAAAGAATACCTCTTTATATGCATAAAAGGTCCTTGATTAATAGGTGAACTAGCTAATGTTGCAGCATTTAAATTTAATTTAGTGTGTCCAAGCTTTCCACGTTCCATTATCTTTAACACGGCTATATACACCTGTGTTATCGAATGGAATAGCTATAATTGCCATGTAATTAATGGAGGTCCTAATAATAATTGCTGCCCCTGATGCATTTGTGGGGGCTGCATTAATAGATTCGCCAGTGCTGCTATATCCACGATATCGAATTATAGTAAACGAATCATCTCGAAGGGTTTCTGCGTATGTTAATATATTTGCATCATAGTCCCCTGCATTATATATTTTACCGTTCGTTAAAGCGGAGTTTAGTTCTTTAAATGCTCCCGGAATTGTTTTATCCTCCGTAGGTAAATCCTCGAATACCCATGCAATAAATTTCTGCTTCACATAATCCGAAATTTTCTGCATAGGCGTTTTCTTCACCCCTGTTTCATTTCGTACCACAGTAATGTCAGTATCTTTTATTTCTTCGATTTCCACTAAATCCGAAAATTTCTTTCCTGGTGTTTGCATTTTTCATTCCTCCTCGTTTTCAAATCTTCCAATCTGCATATAAGCTTTCTCCGGTATCAAGCAACAACGGTTCTCTTTCATCCGTGATGAAACTGTCCTTCATAATGCCATTGTATACATCATCATAAAACATCTGGGTTTCTACTCTCAGATTTGTTATCAGATTCACAAGGTTTCCAGCCACATCTCCAGATAAATTCGTCTGCAGGTTTTTAAACCATTCATCAAACGCCTCATTCCTACCACTCTGCCATATTTCCCACGCTGCTTTTTGGTCTTCTTCCCATTTCAGCCACAGGCTTTCTCTGTCCTGCTGCCACTGCTCCTGGTGCTGTTTTATAGCATTGTACCAATTTGTAAAATTCTCCAGATTTTCCTCTTTAAATTGCTTATAATATGTTTCAAACTGCTCTGTAATCTGTGCAAAATCAATCTGTTCTACAGTAGCGGCCACCCAGCCACATAGGTTTTTTCTCATTCGTGTATCCGTGATATTCGCCTGTGTAATGCGATTCACCCCAGCAGATACCCGGACTTCAGCCAGGCATAAATCATAAATGCCTTCTCCTCTTTTCAATGCCGGTGCAGAGGGGCGTGAAGCTTCCGTTCCTTTGATGACTTTTATGTAAAAATCTCTTAATGTATCATCTCTTCGGACAACCACACTATCAATTCTAGGCAACCTCCCACCAGCAGTTTCAATATTTAGCGTCTGGGCTTCATCAAAATGCTTTGTTTTCCCGTTTATATTTACATTTCCCTTTTGCACAGTAATCGTCATGTCGTTATTGGCTTTCACCTGGAGTTCTCCATTAAAAACCCCCGTTGTAAAAAACGGTTTCAACCATTCCTCCATGGATTCTGGACCATATATGCGATCGCCTGCGTTACTTGCATAAAAATTAGCATATTTTCCCACACCTATTCCTCCCAGCTAACTGATTCAGACAATGGGTTCCCAATAGTCGGCACAATCCGTAATGCCCCATTTTCATATACCTCTTGTATTTCCGTGATTCTCTGGTCTATTTTTATACCCCATTCTTTTTTCTGCACAGAAACAATGTCGCCCAAATCATAATCTTCTTTGTATTTAAAATTCACATCAGCCCCGACCTCGCAATCAATCGTCTCGCTGATTTTGTTTTCTTCCAACGCCTCATATCCTCGTTGCTTCAAGGCTTCTTTGTACTCTGCGTCTGACATTTCTTCTTTTTGTATGTCTTTCGCATCTACAAAAATCTCTCTCAGGTCAAGGCCTTCTCCACCTCCAACCTCAACATAGATTCGCGAAGAGCCTTCCCCTGCACCTCCTACAATTGCCTTTGTCCTCAATACCTGGTCATTGTATGTATATTGCGCCTGATTCAAGTTGTCATAGCGTTCAGAAAACACTACTCTTCTACGCTCTCTTTGCCCGTATCCGCGATTCTCTCCCTTGTAGACATCAAATAGTATCTTTTTATTTCGAAAATCCGGTATAAATCGAAATCCCATGCCCCCACTCTGTGCCAGTTTTTCCTCATAGGTCAGCAGATTTTTCATGGTAACCTGAAAGCGCACGGTTTCTTGATAATTTTTTAGTGTTCCCAGTTCTACTCTTGGTATAGGGGTTGCGCTCTGCAAAAGCTTTCTCATGGCATCTTCAATTTTTCCCTGGAAATTTATAGTATTTTTCACAAGCCTTCTGTCCATGTAAGCTTCCAGGAACCGCCCTTTTCTTACCAGTTCTCTTGTTTCTCCCCCTTCCGAATTCAGAATATCTTCTATTACTCCCGCCTCTTTTGCCCCTCTGATATATACCAAATTCCCCGGGCTTAAAAGGTGCAGGTTTCTTTCCGTCAACGAGGTGTGTAGTTCAAATTCCCCGGCCCCGAAATACCGTCGGGTCCAAATCAATGATTGGATATCTTCGACAACGCCTTTAAAGTTCATGTACCTATCATAAATCCTCAGTTCCATTAAGCGCCTAAATACCTCCTCCGATACATAATCATCACATTCATATATTGCGCCCCACTTTCGGCATCATACTGCAGTGTATTCGTGCCGTTATAGAGTTGTATAAATTCGCTGTCTTCATCTATCAGGTGATTGACTTCTTCCTCTTTCCCATTTTTGTTTAAGCGGACATTTTTGTTATTTGTTTGTGTGGTAATAATTAATTTCTGTCCCGCCTGCAAGGTAGTCAGGACTTTCATTGTTTCATCACTTTCAAAATGGTAAAAGGAAGGATTTACAACTTCTCCGTCTGACGTGATGATTACAGTAATACCGATATAATCCGCTGCGCTTTGTGTATCCACTTCCTTAATCTGCTCTTTCTCTTTTACAGCAAATTCTTCTCCCGCTGCCAAAAACTCATGCGGCCACTGAAAACGATTTACCCAGGACGTCATATTAATTTCTATATCATGAAGTTCTTTAAAGTATGGATCCGGGCATCTAAGGCTTATGGTAATCCCTCTCACCACTCCCTTTTCTTCGATATCCAAATCTTCCACAATATAGTTGATTTCCCTTTTTCTATCTTCCTCTTCATACAAAAATATTCCGTACGCTTTCGGTTTAAAAATTTGGTACAACAAATCCCGGTTCCGCTGATAGTCTGACATCATCTCGGCAGCAATTACAATATCCCTCTGCTTTATCACGCTTCCCTGGTAAGTACTCCCGTCTATCATTGTGTTTTCGGTCATATAAACGTTGTTTGTCACTCTATATATTCCGTCTACGCTCAGGAGGTGGAATGGGGTAAAATCGTATGTAAACACCACCTCCTGCCCTGTCTGATTTCGACATGTTATTTTTTTCATTTCTTATTTCCTCTTTAGACTTAAAACCACCTGTCGCGTTGCATTCCTTGTTTGCCGTGCTACTTCGTATGGCGTCAATGGTTTAGGGCTTGTAATGTTCAGATTCTGCACAAAGCCTCCTGCGCCTGCTGCAACTGGGGTGTTCTTTGCTGACCTGGAAAGAGGAGTAACAACTGCTTCTCCGTTTACAATCTGTATCAGTTCCGGTCCTGCCTCTGCCATAATCGCCGAGCCTTCTTTCAGCGTTCCACCTTTTGCCAAATATGGAAGATTTAGATGTCCTATAGTTCCAACGCTTACACCTGGTAACGGTAACTTATTTATTAACCCGATAGCCCCATTAATCAAGTCAATAGCTCCGTTAATTGTATTTTCAATAGTAGAGATAACCCCATTGATTCCTGACCGTACAGCTCCGCCAATCGCGTCAGCAATCGAAGTTCCCAGGTTTGAAAATGTATCTTTTATACGGTCCCATAATCCTCCAAAAAAGCTGCCCCAGTCTGCGAATACGTTCTTTACCGCGTCCCACGCAGAGCGGAAAATATCAGAAAACCAGTCTTTGACGGATGAGAATACATTTTTGATTCCATTCCAGACATCTCCGAACCAGTTTGTTGCACTGCTCCACACGCCTTTTATAGTTTCCCATGCACCACGAAAAAAACCTGAAAGAACCTCTTGAACAACCGAGAATATAGCTTTGATTCCGTTCCAAATGCCTTGGTAATAGCTGACAACCACATTCCAAACCGTTTGTATGGCGTTCCAAGCGGCGCTGAAAAATCCTCCTAAAACTGTTACCACTACAGAAAATACCGTTTTAACCCCATTCCAGACGTTCTGGAAATAACCAACTACCCCATTCCATATTGTCTGTATGATTGTCCAAGCTGCACTGAAAAAGCCTCCCAGAACCGCAGCTACTACAGAAAATACAGTTTTAATCCCGTTCCAGATTCCCTGAAAAAATCCAACCACTACATTCCATATTGTCTGTATGATTGTCCAAGCTGCACTGAAAAAGCCTCCCAGAACCGCAGCTACTACAGAAAATATACTCTTAATTCCTTCCCAGATTGCCTGAAAATAGGGCTGTGCTGCTGCCCAAGCGTCTTGAATAGCCTTCCATGCGTCTTTAAAGAATTGTGCAACGCTTTTCAGGATATTATTTACCCCTTCCCGGAACCATTCGCAGTTATTGTATAGCAGCACAAGGGTTGTGATTAACCCCATGACAGCCGTTACTATGATTCCAATTGGATTTTTCCGGAATGTAGAATTTAATATCTTTTGGGCTATGGTGACTCCCTCTGTGGCGGGTTTCCAGCCCTTAAAAGCGCTTATTAATCCCTGTATCATGGTTACAATGTTCCAGCCAATAAATCCTGCTGCAATACCGCCTATCAAAGCAATCATGATTCCTGAATTTTGCAGAAAGAACGATATGAAATCTTTTACATTAGTAATGACATCAGACACAATTTCTTTTGCTTCCGGAATTTTTTCTTTGACAGTATCCAAAGTGTCAGATATTTCCGGTGTAAGTTCTTCACCCAAAGGTTTTACCAGTTCTGTCTGTATGGCTCTCCCCACACTCTCAAACTGACTTCCCAGGTCATCATACCGGATTTGTTTCAGCTCCTCCATTTTTCCGGTGGCATTATCCGCTTCTCCAGCCATGTTTCCCATGGCAAGAATTGCCTTTCCTCCGGTATCCTCCCACATCGTACCAAAAAGTTCTACACCGATTCGGTTCTGTTCCAGCGGGTCTGATACATTCTGCAAAGCATTAAATACATCTTGTGTTGCTTGCTTTGCAGCATCTCCTCCCTGTGCGAAAGCTGCTTTTGTAGCGTCCACATCAAGCCTCAGAACTTTGAATGCATTATCCGCAGTCCCGTCTTTTACCCGGATAGAAAACTCATTCATGGCATCACCCAGTTTGTCAATATCAAATACTCCGGCATCTGCGCCATTCTGGAACATATTAAACATATCCGTTGCAGATAATCCCACTTGGGCAAATTTAGGTCCATATTCGTTAATACTGTCCAGCAGGTTATCATTCTTATTCAGTCCGTTTTGTGCCCCGCTTACAATCAGGTCAAAGGCCTGCTCTCCGTCAATTCCAAATTGTGTCATAAGCTGATTCACTGCCCTCATGGATTCCTGGATATCCATATCAAAGGTATCCTGCAAGGTAAAGGCGCTTTCTGTCATTTCCTGCAATTTGGAAGGATCCAGTTCGTTGGTCTGCTGGGCTACGATGCCCATAGTCTCGCCAACTTCCTGTATATTTTCACCAAAGTTATTGGTGTACACAGCTTCCATTGCCTTGTCCAGGCCCTCAATTTCCTGGGCAGTTGCCCCGGTTGCGCCTGCTGCCGTATTCAACGCCTGCTGATAATCTTTTTCAAATTTCACAGAATAAGTACCCGCAGAGGCAATTGCTGTACCAACAACAGCCATTCCTTTTTTCACGGTATCCCATATTGCGCTCAGTTTTCCTTTTGCCTTATCAGCGCTTTCGCCCAGTTTTTCAATATCTTCGCTTTTTTTACCGGCATTTTTCAACGCCTCTTCTGTTTGTTCAGCTTCTTTTTCTAGTTGCTTCAATTCTTGGGCTGTCGAGGCAATGGTTCTCTTTAATACCCGGTACTGTTCTTCTGTTATCTCGCCTTTCTCAAACTGCTCCTGTACCTGTTTCTCCGCATTTCGCAGGATATCCAAGCTATCAGAGGTCTTCTTTATTTGTTCCTTTAAAATGGCTTGCTTTTGGGTTAATAGCTCTGTATTGGTAGGGTCCATTTTTAAAAGTTTATTGACTTCTTTTAATTCAAGCTGCAAATCCCTGCTGCCTTCCCCTGCTTTTTGCAAGGCTTTATCTAGCTTTGTAGTATTACCACCAATTTCAATAGTAATTCCTTTTATTTTACCGCTCGCCACCATACCCCTCCTTTGCGTATTTTTCCCTAAGCTTCTGCCTTTCCGGTTTTGTCTGCGTCATTCTCCAGCAGTTCTCCAGATATTCTCGCCCCTCTTTTGTCTGCATAAGGTTATGGATATAAGCCTCACGCATATAGAAAAGGTACGTATCTAAGTCCATGTAATTTATCTGGTATAAGTTCAGGCCGGTATATGCAATTACCAACCGTTCTCCTTTTGTCTTTGTTTCGTAATGCCCTTTCTCCTGTTCCCCTCCCGGATAATAGGGCATTGTCAGTTTGGGTCGTTTTTCGCCTGATTGCAAAATGACATAAAGTGCTTCAAAAACTGTTCCATTTCTTCCAGGTCGTAATCCTCCGCAATATAGTCTGCGGTAACTCCTTCTTTCGTCATGTTATTGCTCAGGATTTCCGCACACAGCCCCGCCATAGTGTCTATAGCGTCCCCAGCAGTCATACTGTCTGCGTCCTGTTCCGACATGCCCGCCAGCCTCTCAAAGGTTTTCTTCATGGGCATTTTTACGATTAACTTTCTTCCGTTTTTTAAGGTGGTTCTAAAAAAAGAACGCTTCACCTTATTAAAATCAAAATGCATATCTGCCATTTTATATTCTCCTTTTAAAATGTGGAAAGGGATTCTGCCTTTCCGCGTACTTTTATGCCTCTAAAGACTCGTCCTTTTCCATATATTGAATCAATGTGCCTTCTTTATCCATTGGAAGACAGGTGAATTCTGCATCTACCACAGTTTCTTTATCCTTTGCAAATGCAAGGGTAAAACCTGCCTGGTTATTTCCCACAATCATAACCCAGATATCTCCGTCAATCTTGTCTTCATGGTGGAAGCACAACACATATCTTTTTCCTGTCTGATTTCCCGTCCCTCCAATTTTTACCGTCCTGATTTTCTTTTCATTGTTTTCTGTCACACGGGCAGTTTCGCAAAGCACCTGAAATTTTTTTCCATCAAAGGTGCAGATACCGCTTTTCATGGTAGCCTCTTCCTCTGTAATGATTGTTTTTGTCGCAATCCCGAAATCATCCTGTGCTTTATAGTATGTGGGCTTATAGCTCAATTCTGCGCCGCCCTGGATATAGGCCAGTCGGTTTTCTTCTGTACAAATTTCTGTTGTTTCCGGAATAGTCTGGCCGTTAAATTCCTGGAAATACATTTTTCCAGAGCCTAAAATAATTCTTTCCATTGATTAATCTTCCTTTCTCTTTTTCTGTGTGATGTGAAATTCATATACTGTCTGAACCATATTTTCGCTGTTGATTTTCACCTGTACTTTCATACATTCAAGGTCATAGAGTACTTCATTTTCAATCTTTTCTTCCAGTAATGCATCCGGCTTTCTGTCTGTATACAGTTCCAGGGTTCCGTCAATCTCCTGTATGGCAGTCCCAAAATCATGCCCCCTCTCCTGCTCCTCCTTGAAATAAACCAGAAAAGGCGGGTCTGGGACAGGGCTTTTATTTGTCTTTTCAAATTGAAGCTCTGCCATAGGCAGATTTAATTGTTCTGCTCGCTTTAAAACTTCTTCAAATCTTGGCATTCTACTTCCCTACCTCTTTATGGATATTAGATATTACAAGGACTTCCAGATATTCTTCTACAGGCTTTATATGCTCATATGCCTTTACTCGTCCTCCACTTCTGCTTTGGTGCCCGTTTTCAAGTAAATGGGTAAGTCTATATTGCTTCCCGGCATTAATAGAATACTGCTCCGTCATGGTAACAGAGGTGTATTTTCCCCTCCTCAGTTTTGCATTCCAGCTTTTAGAATAGTCCCCGGTTCTGTCTTTATACGGACCGCCTTCTTTTAGCATTTTCGCCCCGGTTTTCGCTGTCTTTTTGATTGCTTTATTCACCTGCTGCCTCAGCTCTCCATTTGTCCAGTCCTGAAGCTGCCTTTTCAGCTCTTCCTCTAAATCTTCCGGCTTTACCTGTGCAATCATATGTTTCCCGCCCTTTCGCTGGTATGCAGTTCTATTTTCCCCTTCGCCGTCAGCTCGTATGTTCTGTACACGGTAAGTCTTTCCCCCTTGTACAAAACCTCTGTTTCCTGGTTATATTCGTTTACCCATACAATAAATATGTACTTAGCTTTCATGTTTAGCTGCCCTGTTGCTGCAACTTCATTGCACCCTGCAGATTTCACCTGAGCAAATACCTGCTTTTTCTCGTCCTCTTCCTTTGTTTCTCCCGGGTTTATAAGGGTGATTATAGTGTTCATTCCCTATATTTTCCCCCTTTGATTTTCGTTAGAGTCATGTTGTATGACGCCAGCCATTGCTCGTGATATTCGTCCATGGCATAATATGCCCGGACATAAGCAAGGACGGCGCCTATAATCAACGGGTCTTCTGGGTTTTTCAGGTATTTTTCCTCATTTACTCCGATTCTCTTCAAATCTTCCAGGACATAATCCACAAGGAATTTAATATCCTCGTCCAGGATATCCTCAGAAAATTTTCTTGCGCGTAACTTCGCCGCTTTCACCAGTTCTTCGTGTGTCATTTTTGCACCGCCCTTATTTCATTAGCTGTTTTTCGGTTTCTTTACTCTGATGAAGCCGTTATATGCCGCTACTGCACCACCGGCAAAGATGTCCGCTCTATAGGCAATCTGGCCCTGTTTGAATTTGTAATCCGTTGACTTTCTGGCATCAATATCAGAAAAGATAGGCATTTCATAATTGCTTAACGGACCATACGCCATGCAATACACATCTGTTCCAGTCTGCGGTGTTGTAACAGCTCCACATGCAGAATTAATCACATATGGTACCCCGTCAATAGTTCCGGTATTACCATGATTCACAATGGTATATACCTTTCTTCCCTGTTTATCGCGAAGCTTTGCAAAGGCCTTTAAATCCAGCTTATTCAAAATCAGAACCGCGGTATCTTCCACCTCTTCCGTTCCACCAAAGGAATAGATAATTTCGTCCAAGGTCTGGTCATCAATTGCTGTCATGGAAATATCTGTCTGTGGGTCAATAACCTGCTCTGACGTTTTTGCAGGATTATGGAAAATGCCTTTAAATTTTCCGGTAGTTCCGTCACCTACCATAATCTGCCTGGTCATATATCTTCGGATTGCCTTTGTCACAGAGCCTTCTACAATGCCGTCATAGTCGGCATTTGGCAATTTAATCATTTCCTCCGGTTCTTCGGTATAGGCTGTGATTTTCTGCTTCTCCATAGTCACATATCCGAATTCTGGTTCTGTTGCACTATAGTCTGCACCCTCCGCTGTATTTCCGGCACCGTCCCCGTAGCTTTTTACATACCCTCTCTGATAGGTTTCTCCGCCATTTAAAGGAATGGCATGTACACGGTCGACCAGACTGGAAACATCATTAAAAGTTTCTTTAATGTCTGTTGCTGTGTGTTTTGGTAATACAGTCTGAGTTGTAGACAAAGCATTCTGTACTACTCCGAGAGCTGTTTTCGCCTGATAAACAACTTTATTTCCATTTTTTAATTCTTTCCCTCTTTCCTCACGCTGTTTATCCTTCACTTCTTTTTCGCCTTCTCCTTCCCCGCCTTCTTCCGGTTCTACTGCTCCGGCAATCTTCGAAAGCTTCGCCCGGTTCGCTGCGTCCTGCAACAAATTGTTGATATCCTCTGCCTCTGTTGTCAGCGTGTCCAGGACTTCACCCTCTGCGGTTTCTGCCTGCTTTCCGATTTCCTTCAATCTTGCCTTTAAATCTTTCGCGCTCATATTCATTAATTCTTCATGTTTCATTTTTATTCTCCTTTCGCCATTCCTGCGATTACTAACCTTTTAATCTCGTTCTGTTTTGATATCTTCGCTCTTTCAGCAGATTTTTTGATTTCTTCCTGATACGCTGCCGCCTGAGCTTCTTTTGTTCTCCTGATTTCTTCCGGAATATTTCTGCAACTTGCGTCATAAATGAAATTGCCGACTGCTGCCGCATACTCCTTAGCTTCGGTAGTCTTAATGTCAAAATACTCTGCTGCCTGCTGCCCATTCAGCCATGTTTCTGCGTCCATTAGGCTTTTAATTTCTTCAATGGACACGCCTTCTTTCAAGTGATTCTCATATGCATTCAAGATTCCTGTCTGGATATTGTCCAAATCATTCGCCATTTTCCGCATATCGTCCGCATTTCCACTCACACCTGCCCAAGGCTTATGAATCATCAAAAAAGCGTTTGACGGAATTTCCGGCGGTTCCGAACCTGCGAAGGCAAGAATAGATGCAATGGAACCTGCCAACCCGTCCACATGTACGGTCACTCTGTTTTTGGCGGCGTGACGCTTTAACATGTTGTATATGGCAATTCCGGCAAACACAGAACCTCCACCGGAATTGATGTATACATTCAGGTCTTTTCCTTCTGCATTTGATAAAAAATTCTTGATTGCGTCAGGATACTGGTCTTCCTCCTGCCATGCTCCCCACCAATCTGAAACAATGTCACCATAAAAGAATAAATCTGCCTGGTTATCCGTGATATTCTTCACTTCAACACCTTTTAATAAGTTTTCCATGCTTTCCCTCCTTTCAATTTGGTGTTTACATATATGCAGTTTAAAAGCATTTCTGCCGGTACCCTTGCTTCCTGCTGCCCGGTGCCTTCTTTTCCTTCACCTGCACCGCCTTCTTTTCCTGTCTGGTAAAGGGATTGGTCATCTGCTTTCACATAATTTAACGATACCATTCTTACATCACCGTCTTCGATTGGTTCATAGTACAGAAGTTCTCGAAATTCATTGATTGTGATAATGCCACGGTCATACAGGGCTGAACCAATAGTTGACCTGGTCTGCAAGGTAGCATACTGCAATCTGTTTGAAGTAAATATAATTTTGTTCCCGAACCCCCGTTCTCGTTCTGTCAGTAACTTAAAAGTAAATTCCAGGGATAACTGTAGCGCGATAGGTTCAATGACACTTTCATAAAATGAATTCCATTCTGCTTCTGTAAATTTTGACATCAAAATATTTTCATTGACGTTATAATACCGGTATATATTCTCCCGTAGGAATTGGGACTGCATAGTAGGAATCGGTGGCGCTTTCTGGTTAATTTCATGAAATTCCATGGTATTATCCAGACCTCCAAGTCCTCCTTCATTGCTTGCGTCCATATATGCCGTCTGAAATTCTTTTACTTTTTTCTTCAACTCATCTTCATCGGCAAAGTTGTTATACTTCAAGTAGCCTTTCAGATTTGCGGAATTTTTTACAATGTTTCGGAGCGACTGACCGGTTACATCTAAAAGCTCTAGGGTATTTTTAAGCTGTGGATCCGGCGCAGACCCCAGAAACCTTTTTTTATCAAACCGGGCTTTTATATGTATCACCGACTGATATGGCAGTGTATATATTTTCCCGTCATAATCCCAGGTAAAAGTAAATAATACCGCACCCGTGTTTTCATCTTCAAAAATCCGGAAACTTCTTGTAGTCACCGGTATAATACTTTTTACCTTTGTAAAATCCTCGTTATAAAAAATCACAGCAAAAGCATTTGATTTCCGAATAAGCTGTGCTGTCATTTTGTATAGTGCATCATACGCCGACAGTTCCGGTGCCCATCGAAGAGATAGAAGTCTTGCCAAGTAATCATCTTTAATCTGCATTCCCCGCGCATCTGTCCGTATACACTGCGGCGTTAGTTTTCCCACGTTCGTAGAAATACAATTCGCAATCGAGCCGATAATGTCACTCGTTTCTGCATCACCTGCTGCCGAATACTCGCCGCGTATGGAAAAAATTGGACTGTATTTAATTTTTCGGAACGTCATGATATCTTTTATAATCCCCGTGCTCCATGCCCCCCTTCTCCTTTATTTTCACTGTTTATCATACGGCGTTTTATTGGTGATTTCTGACCTGTTTTTCAACACGCAAAAAGAGGGCTTCCGCCGCCCTCTTATGCTGCCTTTTCGTTTCTTAGCATTTTTCCAATTTCTTTGTACCACTTTTGTTTCACTGTTGCAGCGTCCAACACAGACACTGCACCATCTATACGACTTCTGGTATCCACCTTAACCGGTGTCTTCCTGTCGTCTGTGACATCTATTTTCACAGCGACATTTAGGAAATGAGAACGAAGAAGGGAGTTATCACCTGTCCTGTATTTCCCGTCCTTTAAATCTCCCTCAAATTCATTCAGCACCGGCGTCAGATTTGGACCCTGTTTCACATCATCCATATGAAAGCCAGCTTCTTTCATGTCGTCCACAAGATAATTTGCCATGTATTTGTCATATCCTACCTTAAGCGGTCTTATCTTGTATTTTTTTACCAGTTCCGCAAACCAATTGAAAACATCACGGTAATCTACATGATTTTCCCCTGATATATGCAGGATTCCCATTTCCCTGAATATATTATAAGGCACGCCGTCTTCATCAATGGCCTTTTCGTACCGTTCCCGGCACATATAGAAGTTTGTAAACACATAATTTATCCCCTTGCGTTCAATGATTATAGATGCTGCTGTGAGGTCTGTGGTCTTGGAAAGGTCGATACCTCCGACACAATAGCAGCCCCTGAAGTCTTCCAGCGTATATTTTTCGCCTTTCGTTTTGTCAACATCTTCAAATTCCAGCCATGCGATAGAAGAGTTCTGCTTGATGTTGCAGTATTTTGTCATAAATTCCGCTTTCTTCGACAAAGATTGCTCTGCAACTGCAATCTGCTCTTCAAAAAATTCCCAGTTTACCGAAACTCCCATGTTTGGGTTTGCTTTTTCCAATTCTTCGCGTGTATTCCACTTTTCCAAATCATCAATCATGTAGATAAGCGGGAGCAGGCGCCTTTCCTTGCTGCCACCCTTCAAGAATGACGTGGATCGTTTCATCAACTCATCAAATATTCCGTCATTTTCATATCCGGCTGTGCTTGTGGAAATCGTAAGAGGTTCTTTTCTGGCGCCTGTACCGGATACCATAACCTCATACTGTTTCAGCCCCTTTTCCCCTGGCCATGCTTCCATTTCATCGTTCACGGTTAGGGTTGGATTAAATCCATCTGCTTTTTTAGAGTTGAATGCCAGCTTTTTTATTGACGTATTCAGGTCTTGAATATAAATATCAGAACGCCGTTTTTTTGTCACTTCGTCTAATTCTTCTTCGGATTTTACAATCTGGTAAAAGCTATCATACACAATATCTGCCTGGTCAAGTTTTGGAGCAAGACAATAGATTTCGCTGCCATATTCACCGTCCATGTATGCTATGTAGGATATGATTGCTGCTGCAAAAAGACTTTTCCCATTTTTCCGCGCTACCAAAATAAACACTTCCCGAAATTGTCGGTATCCTGTTTTCTTATCCAGGATTCCAAAAATAGCCGAAACAATTGCCTTTTGCCAAAGTTCCAGTTTCAAAAGGTCATTCCGACCTTTGCTGTGGTGGCAAAATGTTTCTATGAATCGAATTGCTTTATTGGCTTTTTCCCAGTCAAATATCCAATCTCCGTTTTTAAGCCCTTCCACTAAAATTCTGTATATAGCCTTTATCCATTTTCCCGCCCGAATTCGCCCGGAAGTAATTGCATCGTAATATTGAAAAATATAATTTACAACTAAATTATCCATTTCTCATCTCCAGCAGCTTACTTCTTTTTTTCGTTTCCTGTGGCGGTAGGTAATCAATCAATTTATCAATATTGGCATTGTATGCCCGGCTGTATTTATCATACGTTGCAACTGCGGGGTTTTCTTTTGGATAACGCTGCGAACCATTCACAACTTCTTTCTGTAGTCCCTCTATCATAATAGATTCTTTCGCTTCTCTCATGGTTAAGGCTTGGAAGGCAGTTTCCTTTGCCTTTCGCTCAATCAGGTTCTTTTTTCTTGTGTCTTTCACCCCAGAAAACAGTCGCATTATAGCTTTTTTCTCTTTTTCCACTGCCTCTTCTGTAAGAATTTCGCCTGCTGCCTCCAGTTCCAATCTAGTCATAAGAGATTTTTTTCTATCTTCCGGCAACCTTGTCCAAAGTTCCAAAAGCCCTTTTAATTCCTGCAAATGTGCGCTATCTTCTGAAATTTCGTTCTTCTTTTCTCTGTTTCCCATGCGCTCTTACACCCCCCCTTACGCGTGCGCGACCTTGCGGAGTAAAATGCATCACTCAACGTCGGTTCTTTTCGGAAATGCAGAATTCCTCACCCCGGGGGGATACCTCGCACTCCCTGATTAATTTTTTACAATATTTCCGGCTTTATCGAAATGATATCTTTTTTTCCTGACCTTATGTTCTTTGTTGTGATGCTCTTCACACAGCAATTCCAGGTTATCAAAAGACAATGTGATTTTTGGATTGTAAATATTCTTTGGTGTGATATGCTTTTTGTGATGTACAATAATTCCCGGGTTCACATCTTTCAGCTTTCTCATTCCTTCTTCCAGCTCTCGAAGGCAGCGCTCACATTGTCCAGCCCTTTGTTCAAAGTATGCTTTCCTTGTAGCCTTCCATGCTGGAGAATGATAGAACCATTCTGCATATTCCTTCGCCATTCTTTCTCTCCCATTCTATCTTCTTTTCTCGTTTATTTCTGACCCTTTTTGTATCAGCCCCATGTTTAACGCCACATAGTAACAGTACTCTTTCCGGTACTGATAGAACAACCTACGACAACAATATGTTTCCCCTAACAATTCCCACGGTGTGTTGTATTGCAAACTCTCACATATCTTATCTATCACACACTTGCGTGTGTTGTTATCAAAGCCTGGTAGCCTCATCATATCCTTCGCTTTCTGTGTAGCTTCTTCTGCCCGTCTGTCAAATTCTGTACTGTTTCCACTGCGCTTTCTTCTGCTCCGCTTTGCTTCTCCATTCATGATAGCTCTTACAATTTTCTTGGTATCTTCTTCCAGCTTATATCTCATGTCTTCCGTTCCCCTTTCAATCCCGTATCATTCTCGCGTATATGTAAAATGCAGCTGTAACTCCATTGTGCTTCACTTCTGCATCAAGAAATCTATATCCCTTATAGGCCTTTTCCATATTTTCTTTTAAGACTTCAAAATCCTTTGCCATTTTTAATACCTGACATTTCCGAAATTTTGAATAACTTCTGGTTGGTTCCTTTGGCTTTTTCAGTTTTTTCGAGGGACACCAGCGTTTTGAACCATGCGGGTTCGCTGATATATATGTGGCAATTCCCGTCATCAGAAAATCATCGTCCGGACGAATGCGTCTTGTGTTCTTCCTCTTGCATTTCGTCCACATCTGTTCCAGTTCATCTCTATCTATCCCTTCTCCCGTCATGATGATATGGAAATGCGGACGCTCATAATCGCAATATGCCAAAATATAAATATATTTTATATTTTCTTTCCCAGCTTTCTTTCTGCGTCTATTTATCTTTTTGATAAAATTCCCGATATCTTTTCTTGCTCTCTCCTCATTTTCCGGAAAATGTTCTTCGTCCCACCCGAAGGTGCACCACAAATCGCCCTCTCCAAAATTGATGTTCACCAGTCGCACCAGATAACGCCGGGAATTTTTGTCATTCAAATTTCTTTGGGACGGCTTACTCTCTCTCTTCTTTTTCGTCTTTGGCATATCCTCCCTGTTGAGAAAAGACGGATATATCTGAGCCTCCAGCAATATCTTTCCTGATTTTATGTTTGGGCTTTTAGTGGTCGTTGTCCGATACAGACTTTCTACTTTCCCTTCTTTCAACAGCCTTTCGTATTCCCATTCTTTTAGATTTTCTATTTGCTTTTGATATTCCTCTTCATAATCGTAATTATCATAATACTTTTTTCTCATATGCCTTCCCTTTTTACACCCTCATGTATAAAAATAAAATGTCCGATATGTTAATACCCATTACAAGGACGGTTAAGGGTTTCCCTCTTCATTCTTTTATAATAGGAAGAAACACTTCTGCAAAGTGCCCCTTCCTGGTATTTAAACCTTATGTAAACTAGCCTTATTCATACAGCCATATTTTGAATGTTTCTTCTTTTTCCATGCTTGGCTTCGGCTCAAAGGAAATGAATTTTACATACTTTTTTGTGAGCTGTTCTTCTCTTTTCGCTTTTGCTGCTTTTCCCACAAATAATTCCTCATTGTCTTCGTTTACGACTTCAATCATCTGTGCTGGTCCTACTAAAGTTAAAAAATTCCCAAGTTCTAAATTCATTTTTTCCATTTTCTTTCCCTTTCTCATCTATTTCTCGCAAAAGGACAGTTCTTACATGGTGTCCAATCAAATTGATATCCTTCACATTTATCAAAAACCTTTACTGCATTTTCACAGTTTACCAAGTCAAATGTGTTCCCTCTCCGAAGATAATTTCGGATAATTTCTCTTGCTTCTTCAAATCCGTGTGCAACTGTTGCTCTATATCCTTCTTCTTTTAATTGCTGCAAATATATCTTTTGCTCCTTCGCTGTCTTTCCATTTCCAAATTTAAGCTCCATATATAGACCGTGATATCCTTGTCGCGCCGCCGGAAGAACAATATCCGGCACACCTTTTTTCATTCCCGCAGCTTTCAGAATCGCTCCCGTCCCCTGCTGCCGCTTTCCTTCATTTGGCACATGATACATGAGATTTAGTTCCGGCACAAACCACTTCACAGATTCTGCCCAATTAAACAGGCGAATTTGTTCTGTCAGTTCACTTCTCTTCATATTTTGTAAATTCATTTGATTTCCCTCCATGCAATTTCTACACACCTGCTGCCCTTCTGGGATTATATCTCCGCAGCATATACATCTATCTTCCATGCTATCACTCCCTCCGATTAAATCGGTTTCTTATGTGTTCCCGGAATTGTCCTGCTGCCGTCTGGCAGTCTTCCCGGGGAGTTATCAAATGTCCCCGGCGTTGGCAGTAGCAATCTCCTGTTTGTAGGTCTGTTTTACATTTGTTACAGTTGTT